AGTTGGCTAGTCTTTAGGTAGATGTTTTGCGTGAATCTTACAACCGATGAACGCGTTGTAAAAATCATCCCTGAGTAGGACATCATACTGAAACTGCATCTTAGCTTCATAGTACGAACATTCGCCTTTGGTGCGGCAGAGTTTCAGGATCTCTCTCTTGAAATTCTCTGCACCCTTCTCCTTTACCAAGGTTTTTACTTCTAGACTAGAACCGTAGTACTTCTTCCAATCAGATTGTACTCGCGTCTTAACCTTACGCTTTCGAGTCTTAGTGACCGGTAGTGTCTTAGGTTTCCAAAGGAATTTCTTTCCGATATATTTCTTGCCCGTATCGAGTTCGGTAATCAGATAAACAAAACCCTGAAAGTCTTCTAGGAAGGTCTCTTCAGGGTCAAAATCTTTTTCTTCGTATGTCCAGTTCATAAGTCTACACTTTATACTCTTTTGTGGGTATATTATGTAGACTTATTATAACTAGTCCTCTTCAGACTCGAATTCAGCCTCGACATCGGAACCGCACATGGGACAGAATCTTGGTTGATCATCGTCATATGCAACTGTTACATCAGTGTGAATGTCACAGATAGGACAATCGATATTGTAAAACGTACTCTTCATTAGGCAACTTCCCTTTCAAGTTCTTCCCATCCATAATCCGAACCGTCCATACCGACAACAGAGTATTCAGTCACACGTTTCTCAAAGAAGTTGTCATGTGATGCTCCGTTCAGTACCCAGTCCAGCCATGGCAATGGATTATCTTTCTGATTAAATAATGGTTTCATTCCAAGTTGAAGTAGACGACGGTCAGCAATGTGACGGATGTAATCAATAACTTCTTGTTTGGTGAGACCTTGTACAGCGTTACCCGCGAATGCTAGATCAATAAATTTAGTTTCTAGACTAACTGCGTTTTCTGCCATGGTATATATCTTAGATTTTAACTCGTCATTAACGATGCGCGGATGCTCTCCACAGAACTCACGAAACAACTTCGCATTACCCTGTACGTGTAGAGTCTCGTCGCGGATAGACCACTCGACGATTGTCGCCATACCCTTCATCTTACCGAATCTTTGGAAGTTCAACAACATAACGAACGATGCGAATACCGACATACCCTCATTGAATACAGACTGCGCTAAGGCAAGGGCAAGTCCAGCATTAGTTTTGGAGTCACCGTCCTTCATGAAATTGATCTTGTTCGCCATTTCCTTATAGTCAAGGAACATATGGAAGTCTTCGTCCGGTAGTCCTAACGTATCATTCAAGAGAGCATAAGCACGTTGGTGTATCGCTTCTCTAGCCGCAAAGGACGACAACATATTTCGAACTTCGTTGTTTTTAAAACGAGGAATCAATAACTCATGATAGTTCTCACCGACCTGTACGTCTGACTGAGTAAAGAGTCTCAATACGTGAGTAATGAACGTCTTCTCTTCTTCGGTCAATTTAGTCTTCCAATCCTGCACATCTTCTGATAATTCGGCTTCGTCTTCAATCCAGTGCACTTCTTCATGTTTCTTGGATAGGTCAACCGCCCACGGATAGAGGAAGGGTTTGTAGGTCTGCGATAACTTTAGTAATGACATGTATTATACCTTAATGATTTCTTTTAAATATGGCGCTAGTGTTCTAGCAATAATTTGGTTACCACCTATATTAGGATGGCCGCATAGGGTTATGTATTTATTATCTTCGCGTTTCGACCTCACATAGTGGAGATGGTCAAAAACAGATCTTTTTTTGTCTCCGTGCACTTTATCAAACAACCACTCTTCGGCACACATATCGAGTAGTGTATTATAGGTCGACTGACTCTCTATCCAGTTAGGGTCGTTTTTGGAATTTATCATCTTCCAATCGTGACTACCTATAACAATATCAGACACCGATCCCTTGCCCAACGATATACAGTCAATTTTATCCAATCGGTCAAGATATGGTTGAAAATCATAACTGTTTATCATTCTATACGGAATGTCATTCATCTCGCAAAGTTGTTTGATGCCGAGATAAGATAGTTCTGTATTAGCACGTAATGACACGTGTTCGTAAGGGGTCTTATTACTAACAGTTCTAGTGACAATGTGACCTCTCAAAGCATAGTCGGCGTCCTTGTCATAGACCACTTCGTTTCTAACGGTGCCTCGTTCCCATTGGCTCCAACATATTAGAAACGCATATTCAGACAGTTCATCTTTGGTCTTCGGTCTAACAAATGACAACACGTCATTAGCAATTGCTAGATTCGAGTTTGCTTTGTGACCGAGGTTTATAACTTCAACATCCAGTTCTTTCGATAAGTAATACGGAAAGTTGAATTGGGTAGTTTCGGGGATAGGTAAAGCTCGAAACCCTTCGACGAAACTATCCCCAAAAATTACTAGCCTTCGCACGCTCTACACTCATCATCGTCTTTATTATCGAGGGAGCATGACATTTCACTGTTACCAGATTCGAATGCGTCTTTAGCGAAACTCTGCATCATCTCTGAATAACCACCAATGTACTTACCGTTCAGGTAAATCTGAGGAACACTAGTCACCTTACGACCAGTTACATCGGCCGCGGTCTTACCAATCTCCTCCAGATCAATATAATCATAGGCGATCCCTCGTAGAGTCAACTCTTCCTTGGCCATTTGACAATACGGACACGACTGTTTTCCGTACACGAGAGTTCGACTATCATCCTGCAATGCAACACGTTCCACTTTATCAGAAACCGTTTCCGCACGTGACTTCGCTTCGGTACGTAAATAATACAATCCCTTCAGTCCCAACTTCCATGCATTGAAGTGTACTTTGTTTACATAACGTTTAGGTGTTCCTGACGGGAAGAACAAATTGACCGATTGACCCTGACAGATATATTTCTGACGTTCAGCGGCGTGTTGCACTACCCAATTCTGGTCTAACTCTTGCGCAGTTTTAAATACCGCCTTCTCGCCTTCATTCAGGAAAGGTAGGTGTTGTACCGAACCTTTGTTGGTAATAATAGAAGTCCATATAGAATCGTTATTATATCCCTTCTCAGTCAATAACTGGTTAAGGTAAACGTTCTTAACTAAAAAGGAACCAGCGCGAGTTCTATGAGTGTACGCATTGGCTTTCAATGGTTCTATAGAGGGACTGGTTGATAGTATGACACCGGACGAGGCATTAGGCGCAACAGCAATCAAGTGAGCGTTCCGCATACCGGTACCTTCCATGTCAGGCGCCTCTCCACGTTCTTTACCTAAACGAAGTGATTCTGCTTTAGCCTGCTTCTGGATGTGACTGAATACCACATCGTTAATCTCTTTTGCCTTGTCAGATTCCCATGCGACTCCATGTTTTTGTAACAGGGAGTGGAAACCCATTGCGCCAAGACCTAGTGAACGTTCTTGTGATGCTGAGTACCGTGCGCGTGAAATCTGATCGCCCGCATTTTCAATGAAGTACTGAATAACATTATCGAGCATACGAATGAGGTCAGCGACGATGGTAGTGTCCTTCCAATCATCATAATATTCTAAGTTCAGTGACGATAAACAACAGACCGCTGTACGATCTTCGGATGTCGGTAGGTGAATCTCATTACATAGATTAGATCCGTGTATCCGGAGACCTTTCTGTTTCATCACTTTAGGTAGTCCACGATTGGCGGCATCAATAAAGTTCAGGTAAGGTTCGCCCGTACGGAAACGAATTTCAAGTATTCTCTCCCACAACTTACGCGCATTGACAGTGTCTTTGACCCGAGAATCTTTGGGGTCGCGTAGATCAAATTCGGTATCGTTAATAACCGCAGCCATGAACTCATCGGTAATGTTGATTGCATTGTGGATATTCAATGCTTTACGTTGTACGTCCCCAGTAGGGATACGAATGTTCAGAAACTCGATGATGTCTGGATGATGAATGTCCAGATACGCCGCATATGACCCCTTACGCGTCTTTCCCTGACGATAGGCGATCATGTCGGCATCTACAGTATGTAAGAAAGGAATAGGGCCAGGCGCGATATCAGAGACTGTACGAACAGACGACCAGTGTCCGCCTACACCACCGCCCATAACAGACAACCATCGCAATTCAGAAGAGTGGTCAATAAGACCCTCTAGAGTGTCTGGCACGTAAGTAAGAAAACATGAGATTGGTAGACCCTTAGACTTCTTATCTCTGCCTGGCGCATTCGAGAGTACCGGTGATGCGAACATGAACCACTTCTTAGAAACATATTCATAGAGTCTTTCTGCGAGACCCTCATCCATTTCACCTTTATAAATTGACCATGCATTGGAAGCACGGACATATGCTTCCTGTGGAGAGGTTTCGCCTTCGTTTAAATAGAAGTCTTTTAACATACCGATAGCATAATCGGTCAAAAGGTTATCGCGTTCGGGTCGTATCGTAATACTCATTTTCAATCCAATGTATTATATAATTAATTATTATTTACTATAGTCGTAGAAGACTTCGTCAATTTGAAAATCATAATCCTCGATAATCATTTGTCGGCCGGTATGGAAGAAACTGTCGGCTCTTTCTCGCATATACTCTTCTTGTTCGGTTTCGCTCAACAACCCTTCCCACATCATATGATTGATAAAAGAACGGTCATGGTTCTTTACCAGAAACCTGTCAGCTGAAAGGACGGTAGTCGAGGTGCCTTCTAGGGGAATATAAACGAGATCTTCTTCTCGATATATTTCCAAGAGGCTTGTCAGGTCATCGTCAGTGGTTTCAGTGCCAAACACAACAATCTGGTATTTCTCAAGGTCAATAAGTTTCATGGCGATTCTCCAAGTTGACTACCATTATATCCCAAACTACGCGCCGCGTCAAGTATTATTTTAAATTTTTGGGGAAAATTCTACGCAGTAGAGCGACAGAATCATCGCGTTTGTTTTTGCGGTCGTGTTTCTTTCTCATGATGACTGTGGAAGAGTCATCTCCCGTACCAACTACCGATGAAGTATTAGTGGAGATTTCTTCGTTGAACTTTTTCATGAATTCAGCATATGTTTTCATTTTGAGTCTCTTTTTAGCAATACCATTTTTCCTACACCTTTCCATCCATCTACACAATCATACTCGTGAATACTATCTAGGACGTATGGAAATCTAGAACTATTGATATAATGATTAATTAATTTAGTCAGCTGAGGAAACCAAATGTACTCATAGTCATCTATAAGTATCCATTCCACCCCCGCTTGATTACATTTCTGTACATCTAACGCGGCAGGGCCGGGTCGGTGGTCTCCATCAACAAACACCATATCATACACGGACATCGCGTCTATGTCAAGGTCTTTCGAATCTAATTTTGTGAACTTAAAACGTTCCGGAAACATATCGGTCAGTTTGCTGGCGCAGACTTCGGTATGTGGGTACTGACAGATATCTATTGAATGGTAAGTAACATCGTCAATTAAGGACATTACACCGAAACTGCTATGACCTGCATTGAACCCTATTTCTAGAACATTTTTAGCATTAGTCTTTTTATATATGGTTTCGAGGGTCTCTATGGTACGTTCCGAGAGAATTAATCTCCCCTCGGAAACGCCCATTTCAGAAGTCAATAACGCATTTGACTGTTCTTCGAGGGTCATTATTACTTACATAGTTCCACAGCTGTGGCTAGAACTCTCTGGCCAGACTTCATATGGAAACCTTCATATATAGGAAGTCCTAGTACGGTATCTACCGGCGCGCCTTGAACGACCCGAATACTGTCGCCCTTGCGTACTTCGACGCCGTGTTCGGTAATCGTCTGATCATTCATTCGATAGATGCCGGGCCCCAAAGAACCATCCTCTAACACATACCAAAACGATTGTTCTTGAAGAACATCAAGAATACTTATACCGGTATTCTCGTGGATCCTATCTATGTTCTTGTTAGACAACTGACCATGTTCTTTAATAAGAGCGAGCGCTGCGCCATATCGAGCAACGACCGAAGTACCGCCAGGAGCTTTGGCCATGATCTTCTTTAGATTAAATACCAATCGATGAAATACGGTATAGTGCTCGCGTACTGCATCTCGGTCATCCATTTTTTCCATAGAGAAGTTTGGATTTTTATTACCGTCAGCATCAATGATGCCAGCTTTAAATGCGGCCGTTTCTTCGAACGGAGTGACGAGTAGTTTCAGAAACCGAATTGTATAGAGTGTATCGGCAGCTGATTTTAAGATTCCCATTTTATTTCCCTCAATTTTTGTATCACATATTTATCCATCTTAATACCCGTAATCTCTTCGTTCTTAATAGCACGAAGGTATATCAAGAAAGGTTTCAGTATTCCCCATTGATCCGGTGGAATTTTTATTGCAAGTATCTCTATTCCCGCTTCATGACCAAATACGTTGAATATGACAATGAGATGGTTTAGAATAAGACGTTCAGCTAGGTCTCCATTTTGGTGATATCGATTTATGAGTCTCTTAACGTATTTGAAACGTTTGAGATCATCCATAAACTCTTCACCGTCAATGTGTTTAGGATTGTAGTAATTTTGCGCTGCATAAATCAACAGATTATTTTTTGTTAACTTCATAGTAAGGGTCGCGAAACTCTGGTAAAGGATAGTCGACAGGTAGTGTCGGTATGATCTTATTTAGTGCTTCGTGAAGCGGGAACATCCAGTCATAATCAGTTACCCGACCTTTTCCTGTTTTAGGATCGAATGATTTCGT